GTAAATCTTGCGTCTGACCGGTTAATGATTGCTTGCATGGCATAAGCTGCAAAATAATCACGCAAAGTAATGTCTTGGATAGGTGGCGTTATCATACAAACCTTCCGTTGTGTTCTGAGCGCAGCTGGAGCGCAAGATCATCAATCAATGCACTCTTGTCCTTGCAGGCGTGGATTTCTTGGCTGCTGATCCAAGCCTGGTTAACCGAGGGTGTGCCGTTGACAAACTGTTTGTCTTCCATCTGGTACACCACCGCATCGCCGGCCATGTCCACCGGTTGGGAAAACTTGGCCAACAAAATGGGAATGTACCGGTGTGAATCGCAACCCTTGCGTTGGTTCATTACCGGCAAATCTTTGTCATGGTACGAACAAGTCCAGCGTGCCTTGCCGTCCATCTCTGGCGTGACATGGGCACATGACCGGCAAGTTGGGGCCGGCACATCCGTGCCATGGCAGATGCTGTGGTAGTCGCAGAACTTGCATTCGTACCAGCTTGGATCTTGGCTAATCCCGACTGGCGGCTCGGTGGCGGCGATCACCGCCAAGGCTTTGTCGATTACGGCCTGCGCTTCAATCTTGTCAAACTCCAAGCGCTCAGTGTAAATGTCATCGTTGTCTTTGTTGACCACAATGTAGATGGCCTTGTGGCATCCGTTCTCTTTATACTGATCAATGCTCCACTTCATGTACATTAACATCTGCGCGTAGTGTTCGGGCTTGGCTTTCTTTACACCGGATTTTTGCATCTCTGCAAACATCTTGCCTGATGCTGTCTTTATCTCCAATATGTGCGGTGACTTCGGCGCCTGTGGCAAACCGGTCACGATACCGTCAGCGTTGCCTTGAAAATGGCCACCACTGGTGGGTTCGGTAAACGTCCATTGCCGGCCAGTCACTGGATCGGTGTCGTACAACGTACAGCCAATTGCTCTCAGATCATCGTAAACCCTTGGCTCTTGCAAGTGGCCAGACTGAAACACACGGTACAAACGACCAGAAAACTCAGCCGGCTTGGACCATCTGAATGAATACCAGTGCTGACGCAAGCAAGGCTTGCCAATGGCACTGGCGCCAAGATAGGGGCGCTGTGGGTCGGCGCCAAACTTTGCCTTGTAATGAGCAAAGATGGCGTCAGCCACAGGGTCCACAACAGATTGTGGTACTGCGGCCATGGTTTATTTCTTAGCCCAGGCAGGGGCTGTAGGTTTAAGGGTTGGTGCTTCTTCAACTTGTTGTTTAAATCCAAGATCTTGACGCACACCGCCGGCAGACTCATAGCCCTTGATGTTGTTGCTTGCCTGGTACTGGCCTTGGGCCTCACGCACCACAACTTTTAAGTTGACAGGCTTGAGGTGCAAGGCTGCAGTGTCTTGCAACTTGATCACGTTCACAGCGTGACATAGCGCAGACAGCTGCGATTGAGCAATGCGCTGGGTGTCTTCGTTGCTATGCTGAATGTTGAGGTTCTCCCAAATCTTGCGGCCTTTATACTGGCCATCAATAATTTCAAAGGTCAGCTTCAGGCCAGTGCCGTTGCCGGATTTCAGCGGTTGCACATCAGACTCGGTAATGTGAGCCAAGTAAGTGCCGGCGGGGACGGGGCCGGTTGCGGCTTGGGGGGTGACGGTCGATGCGTCAAAGTTAAATTGAGCCATTGTTTTCTTTCAAAGTTTAAAGTTACGGACTGAGAATCAAGATTGCGCTACAGTCAGCGCTTCTTGGAATGCCGCCCAGTCAAGCGGCATGTTGGTAAGGCCAAAGCGGTTGCCACCGCAATGGGCTGGATGGGGTTCAACGTGCAAGATGCGTTCACCCGTGGTAGTGGCCTTGGTTTCTTTATTGCCAAAGCCAGCGTCTGTCTTGTTTGTAAAGATGCGGTAGCCGGCATAGCCAACAACGTCAGCCCACTCTTGGACCAGACCGGCAGCGCGGTCGTGCAGCTTGAGCACATGGCTGTCATAGCCCTCAGTCAAGGGGTCTTCAATGCGCTTGATTTTGTCGTGGGCAATCAGGATGATGCCCATGCCCTTGTTGGCACGCAATACTTCAAGGCCGGACAGCAGGTTGCGCCATTCTTCGGCAGCTGCAACGTAACCTTTACCAAAGCCTGGCTGCTCAATATTCTTCCAGTTGTTGGCCTTGCACACATGGTCTTGCACCAGTGGCTCAAGCCAGTCCAGCGAATCAATAAACAGCGTTTGAAACTCATGGTCCTGATTGATCAGCGTATCAATAGCAGCATAAACTTCGGTCAAGCTCGATGCCAATGGAAATGCATTGGCGTCTACAGCGTCAGCACCGTCCTCAGTCAAGATGCCAATGGCGTTGGGCGCCATAGCTGCAAAGGTGGTCTTACCGATCTTACCGGTGCCAACAACAACAACTTTGGGGGCACGGACACGGCGGGTTTTGGAGATGGATTTTAAATCAAACATATCAGTCTTTCAAAATTTCGATAGAGGGTTTTGCGGGTTTGCTGGTGATGAACACCGTGGCCTGTGCATAGGCAATGGCGTCCAAATCTTTGATGGCGCGAAGGTGAGCTAAATCAACATCAGCCTTCCAGCGAAATGCTTTCTTGGCGTTGGGCGTCAGTTGCTCCCAGCCGGCCACCACAGCTGGTGTGTCTACACTGCGGTTAATTGACCACTTGATGCGGATCTCCTCATCAGTGTGCGTGCCTTCACCGCCTTCGGGCTTAGTGAATTGTTTCTCAATCAAGTCTTCCAAGCGCAGACGTTCGGCCTTAGCAGTAGACTCTGCAAACTTTGCTTTGCGAAGCAAGGCGGTCAGTTCAGTGATCATTTTTCATGTCCTCAAGTGCTGTGGTTGTGATGTGATCGACCAGATACTGCAAGAGCAAATGGCCGATGTCGATGTCAGTGCCGGCAATATAGGCATTGACCAGATCCATACTTTGATCGCTGTCGGGCTCATAGAGTAAGCCCATAGAATCTTGTGATCCGTATTCGCTTGGGATGTATTCCAAGTGACAAACCAAATCAACGCCTTCAAGTTCGCAGGCAAATTCAATAAAGCCAGGGGGGCAGACAGGGGTTGTGTTCATGCTGCTTTCCTACATTGTTTGTCGCAGGCCGGTGCATGTTTAGATTGACACACCCCAAGAATGTCGCAACGTGAAGGTGTGGGCTTGGGTTTAATAGGAATCCAAACTGATTTCATGCCGTCCACCATGCAATCAACAGGACGGCCAGTGAGGCGCCAATGATGAGCGCCAAGATAAAGTCCAGTGCGGCCTCGGCGCGTGCGTTGATGCGTGCGTTCTTGACTTCGGGATAGTGGTAATACTTGCTGTGTTTCATAATTTGTCTTTCGTAGGGGCAGAAGCCTTTGTTGATTTAAAGCAATCCTTTATAACGCATCACAGCAGCAGCCATGCGTTCGCATTTGTCTGAGTCAATTTCTGGATAGCGACATTCAATGTTAAAACTGAGTGTTTCAACATCCCAGCCATCGCATGACTCAAGACAATTTTTTGCATGGGTAACCGCATCCCGTAATACCCTAAATTCTTCAACACGTTTTACTTGATATGCATTCATTTTTAACTCCTGAAAATTTTGTGGGACTTATGGGGCCGGAGCCCCGTGGGTTGATTAGGCTGCGGCTTTCTCAGCAAAGCAACGCTGTGCTTCTGTACCTTGAGAGATGTACTCATCAGAGCCATAAGCTGGATCGATCTCGCCCCAATATGTCCAATCAACATCTTTGCCAGCGGCAAATGCTGCGTTAACACGGGCGGCTAAACGTTCTGCTTTGGCTTCAGCTGTTGCACGATAATCTGGAAAGCAAGAATCGCCGGTATCTTCGCAAATTAACTGCTCAGTGCCGTTAAAAGTAGCAGTGTGACGGAAGCGGCGACCAGCTGCGTTTTCGATGATCACGTAAAACTGTTCAGCAATGTAAGCATGACCATCGAATGAATAACCTGCGTTGAACAGGTCGGATGCTGCGTATGCTGTATAAATTGCGTTTGTCATTTGTGTTTCCTTTGGCCTTTCGGCGTGATGGTCAGTGAACTATTTCCCCGCCATGTGATGAATTCTAGCGTATTGCTAGTTCTTGTCAAGCCCTTTGCTAGATTTATTTTGTAGGTGTTTTCCCTATACCCCAAACTGTCTATCAATGTGCTAGAGTTCTGCTTCTATGAATACACAAATCACACCAGACGAGCGCCGACTACTGGCAGAAAAAGTCGGCATTAATGAACAGTATCTCTACCAGTGCCTCACCGGCAGGCGGGAGATGTCGGCCACTGAGGCTGTACGCATCGAGCAAGAAACCGGTGGGCGGTTAAGTCGCAAGATGCTGTGCCAGGACAGCTGGGGCGCTATATGGCCAGAGCTGGTGGAGGCACAGGCATGACATCCCTTTCAACCATATTCCCCAACGGCTTTGCTGTGGCCACAGAGTCGCAAGACCTGATCAACCCTGAAGCAGCGTTCAGATCTCACTGCGAGGCCAATGGGCTGCTGATCAAAGAACTGATTGCTGATGGTGAGATCCACCGTGTGCCGCATGTATCAAGCAAGAAGGGGGCGCTGGATGGCTGGTATATCTTGCACACCAGTGGCAAGATCCCTGTGGGGATTGCCGGCTGCTGGAAGGAGCCTACGTTTGAAGCCAAGTGGGTGGCTGACATTGGGCGGTCCATGAGTTTCACCGAGCGATTTGAGCATGATAAGTGGGTGACCGAGCTCAAGGCCAAGAAGGATGCAGAACGGTTGGCCAGTCAGGCAATGGCTGCTGAGCGTGCAGAAGATGAGGTGGGCACCTATGCAGATGCCAGCGATGATCATCCTTACCTTGTTCGCAAGCACATTGGCGCACACGGCATCAAGATTGATCGTGCTGGCCGTTTGGTAGTGCCGGTGATCAACCAGACCGGCGAGATCTTGAGTTACCAAACCATTGACGCTGAAGGGAACAAACGCTTCCTAAAGGGTGGCAAGATTGATGGCGGCTTTTATGAGTTGCGCGGTAACCGCAAGATTGTGTTTGTGGGTGAGGGCTTTGCCACTTGCGCCAGCATCCATGAGGCAACGGGCTACACCGTCATGGTGGCGTTTGATTGTGGCAACTTGGCCAAGGTGGCCAAGAGCGCAAAAGAGATGTTCCCAGGCTCTAAGATTATTATTGGCGCAGACAATGACCAGTGGACGGAGGGCAACCCTGGCGTGACCAAGGGCCGTGCGGCAGCTGCGTTGGTGTTTGGCGAGATTGTGTATCCCAGCTTTGGAGAGTCTGACATGGTGGACAACAAGCCAACAGACTTTAATGATTTGCACTGCCTGCAGGGGCTTGATGCGGTTAAGGACCAGATTGAGCGCGTAGCTGGACCGGCACGGGAAAAACTGGCGTTTGAATTCTCGCGCATTGACAGTTTGGAGCTGGCAGAGATCAAGTGGATTGTCGATGACTACATCGAATCAGACAGCTTGGCGCAGGTGTTCGGTGACCCAGGCGGCGGTAAGAGCTTTGTCAGCATCGACATTGCCTGCTGTGTGGCAACCGGCACACCTTGGCATGGGCATGGCGTGCAAAAGGGTGCAGTGTTCTACATCGCCGGCGAAGGGCACAACGGACTGGCACGGCGTTTCAAGGCGTGGGAATTGGGCAACGGCATCAGCCTGGCCGGCGCACCACTGTTCAAAAGCCACAGGGCAGCTCAACTGTATGACGCCACAGAAGCGGCCATGGTGGCAGAGGCCATCAAAACCTTGGCCACAGAGTGTGGCCATATACCAGCCATGATTGTCATTGACACATTGGCTCGGAACATGGGCGGGGATGAAAACAGCACCCAAGACATGAACAGCTTTATCCAACATTTGGATACCTACTTGCGCCAAGACTACAAGTGCTGCGTGCTGGTGGCTCACCACAGCGGCGCCATGGACAAAGACAGAAGCAGGGGATCGACAGCATTAAAGGGCGCACTTGACGCTGAGTACAAGTGCCAGCTGGATTCGGGCTCCAAGACCATTCAGTTTGAATCCAAAAAGATGAAGGACGCAGAAATGCCTGCCATTAAGAATTTCCAGATCACTCAGGTTGATTTGCCAATCCTTGATAAGCACGGCAACCCAGTTAAGGGTGCGTACCTCACCAGTGTGGACATCAGCGGATTGGTAAGCAGTGTGCAAAAGCGTACCGTGTTGCCAGGCAACCAGTTGATCGCCCTGAACTGTTTGGTGGCCATTGAGGCCAAGAAAACCACCGATGGCATGGAAGGCATAGACGTTTCAGCCAATTACGATGAGTGGCGGGAATCAGCTAAAAGCCATGGTTTGAATTCGCGTAGATTCAAGGAATGCGTTGATGGTCTGATGAAAAAAGAAATGGTTAGCCTGCACAATGAGGTGTACCGGTCTGTACCGAAAACATCAAAAAATGAAGAAAATAAGCAATGACCATGCCAGAAACAGTTAGAATTGATGTACCGATGTACCGAAACGGCAATTATTTTGAGGGTGAAATGTACCGTACCGAACCGATGTGTACCGATTTCGGTACGTTCGGTACAGTCAAAGTGTACCGAAACCATGTACCGATGTACCGAAACGTACCGAAACGTACCGATGCCCGACTTGCCCGTTGTACCGAAACGTACCGAAGGGGTATATATACCCCCTTCGGTTCGGTACACAAAGTCGGGTCGAATCGTCGGTACACGGATTTTGAGTTTTTAAGGGGTTAGGATGATTGAAGTGGAAATGGACATGAAAGTGGTGAGTGTGGCCAATGTCAGGATGCATTGGGCGGTTAAGGCTAAGTTGGCCAAGGATCACCGTAAAAGGGCGTACAACACGTTATGTGCTGTTGCCGCACCTCCGGTACCACCTTGCACGATTGTGCTCACTAGGGTGGCTCCAAGGGCGTTGGATGGGGATAATCTGCAGTCTGGGTTTAAGGCGGTCAGGGATGGGGTTGCTGATTGGCTTGGTGTGGATGATGGGCACAAGCAATTAGACTGGCAGTACAAGCAACGCTCCAATGGGGTTAAGCAGTACAAGGTTGAAATTGAGGTGATAACATGATGGCGTGCGGTGGGAAAACTGCAGTTGCCGCATTTCTGAAGGCTGTTAAGCCAGCGCTCGAGGATGTTTCCGTAGGGATTTTCTGGCTTTCTCCCCTACCCAGACGAAACCAAATCGAAGCCTTCATCTTTTTTAAGGAGTTTACAAGTGACTCAAAACTTGGCGTCTGAAATGGCGGTAAAAAAGGGACGAGGCCGGCCAACCGTTTTTGGCATTGACAATCCATGCTGGCAAACCATGACCGAGCAAATGTCGCTTGGCAAAAGTTTAAGCAGTGCACTTAAAACCGAAGGAATGCCTTCGTACCAGGCTGTGATGATGATGCTTCGGACAAATCCCCAGTTTCGTGAGATGTACGAAAAAGCCATTGAAAACCGAGCCGACCGCTTGGCTGAAGAAATTCTTGAGCTGGCTGACGAACCCATGCCAGATCATTTGGAAGGACCCATGGCTTCTGCTTGGGTTCAGCAAAAGCGAATGCAAGTCGATGCGCGCAAATGGATTGCCTCCAAACTCAAGCCCAAAATGTACGGTGATCGCATTGACGTCAGCGTTACCGACACCCGCATCAGCGTCTTGGATGCCCTGAACGAAGCTAAACAGCGCGTGCTTCAAGACGATAGCAATGTCGTGGATGTGCAGGCAAAGGATGGGTGATTTGTGACTTTTGGTGTGGTAATAGTGGTGGGTTTGGACGAATTACGCCGAAATTCTTTACAAATACGCGCAGGCGCACAACCAAAAAATAGCCAAAAACTACCGGTTTGGCAAAACCGATAGGCAAAACCTATGACTTATTCAAGCCAGTTATCCACAGGGCAAACTGGCAGTTATTCATCGTTGGTTGTGGACAACTGAGTTTGGCGACATACGATCATGTATAAGCTGTGCGTAACCACGTTATGACTTAACATAATGGACATTGTATAAAGTCGCTGAGCTATTCGGTATTCATTATGATTTTAGCCGCTAAGTATGTAAGCGCCTACTAACACTTGGGTTGTCGGGTGGCCCCGCGGCGCCTGGCCTGCCCAACTGGCCACGGTCGGGGGGGGTAGGGCCGGCGCGAAAGGGCCGCGGTTACGGTAGCCCCGCGAACATTTTAAAAATATTTTTCATTTTTTAATTTTTCGTTTAACATCACGCCATGCCCATATACAACGCCTTAGCCCAGCAAAGCCAGAATGCGCTTTCAGCGCCGTTTTTTGGCAACCTTAACATTCAGCGTCAGGGAGCAGCCGCAAGGCAGTTGGCGCAAGCACGGGATGTAAACACCCTGCCGGACCCGCGGACGTATGCTGCGGTGCAGGGTTTCTTGGGAACGCCGCCGGATCAGATGGGGTTTAGTGTGATGCATCCGGATTACCAAGGCATTCGCAATGTGGCCAATCCGGCATATAGCTTGGGATTGATGGCGCAGGCCGCACCGTTGTTGGCGCCGTTAACCAAGAATTTGCCGGTGGGCGCAAGCATTCAGGATTTGAGTAAAGCAGAATTGAGGTTGGTTAACTCTGAGGCTTTTGGAAAATTAAAGGGTCAAGAAAAGAACCAAGCGCTTGAGGCGTTCAGGGCCAAGCAAGATGGGACTGGCGTAGCTCGAAGCATGGCGCAATTAAAAGCCGCGGTTGGCGGTGAGGAAGATATTGCAAGATCGCTGATGCAGAGTCCGGCATTTAAGATTTCTGGTGTTGTGCCGAAGTCGGTGATTGATGATGCGATGATGACCAGGGGCGCATGAGGGCCGAGCCGGCCACCACGCCTGGTCCAAAGGCAAGCGAAGCTGAATGGAAGGCTTGGGGTGAAAAGCATGGTGTCAACATGACGTTGACTGAGCCCAAATCACTTGGTGTGTCGGACCTGACAAGTAAGCGTGAGGTCAAAATACCTGGTGGTTTGGAGGGTACGTTTACGGTGCCTGACATGTTTTGGATGAAGGCAAACAACATTGATCCGGCATCGTTGCCCAAAAAGACGCATGATGAGTTGATGCAGAAGTTGATCAGGACGCATGAGGTGCAGAACCCTGATCAGGTGGACATGTTTAACCGGTTGAATTTTGCGTTGTTGTCGCCGAATGCGCCGTTGACGCCAAATGAGTTTTTGGCGCAGCGCATGAGATTGGTGAACCATGATGAATTGCAGGCATTGGCCAGTAGGGTTAATGAGCCTGGTTTATCGCAAACCGCACAGCGTCAGACTGGTGTGCAGGCAGCTGGCCGCGGTGGCATGGGTGTATTGGGTACGGCTGATTTGGGAAATCAGGCAATGTTGGCCAAATTGATTTTGGACAAGCCGGAGATGTTTCAGATGGCGCCTGGGGAGACTATGCGTGATGTGACTATGCGGGTGATGAATCAGGTGCCAGGCTTGGGGCCAAAGACGGCATCACTTGGCACGCCGTGGTTGAATTTGGAGAAGGCCAATACCAGTGCGGTTGATTTGCACATGATCCGTAATTCGTATGAACGGATGTTGGATGATCCGATTGTTGGCCAAGCGTTTCGTGACCGGATGGCTGGCAAGTTGAAGACAGACGCAACGACAGAAGCTATTTTGGGTAAACCGGTTAAAGATGTTGAGAAGGCTGCGATTGATGTGATTGGGGGATCTTCGTTGTCGAAGACGTACCGCACAAAGACTGGCGAATTGAACGATATTCCTGGTGTGGCCACGCCGGAAAAGTTGGCGTATGAGCCCAAGCAGTTGCAAGATTTCAATCCGTTTTATAAGCGAGTGGTTGATTATGTGGATGAATCCAGAGGTTCAAATCCAACGATTGAGTTGTTTCCAGAGCAGTGGCGCAAGTGGGATGTGTACCGTCAGCGTTTGGAGCCCCATGAATTTGCACATCCAGATTACCGGTTGTTGCCCCGCCAGTCATGGACGGAGATGAAAGATTCCCTAACCGCGCACAAGAAGGCCGGTTATACGCAAGCAGAAAATCCGGTAATGGCGCCATCAGATTGGCGCGAGCTGTACTATGGTGGTGGTGCAGCTGCTGGATCTGCTTTGGGCATGAATTATGAGTTGCCTAATGCGTTGGCCCAGCCGCCGGTCAATGCGATGCTTCAGCAACAACCGCCAAATCCTTAATGCAAACCACAATCTACAAGCCCGAAGACGAACAAGAGGTGATGGCCACTCTGTGGTCACCGGCAATTGCAGACAATCCCGAGGCTTTTGTGTTGTTTGCTTTTCCTTGGGGCAAAGAGAACACGCCTTTGCACAATTTCAAGGGACCAAGAAAATGGCAGAGGGAAGTGTTGCGAGAGATTACCGAGCACATTAGGCGCCAGAATGGGTTAATAGACTTTGAAACCCTGCGCCATGCAGTCTCATCTGGCCGCGGTATCGGCAAATCAGCCCTTGTGTCTTGGCTCACCATCTGGATGTTGTCCACACGCATAGGTTCGACCACCATTATTTCGGCCAACAGCGAAGCACAGCTCAGAGCAGTGACATGGGCCGAGATTACCAAGTGGTTGGCCATGAGCATTAACAGCCACTGGTTTGAAGTGAGTGCAACAAAAGTAGCCCCTGCCAACTGGCTTACTGAGCTAGTGGAAAAAGATCTGCGAAAAGGCACACGGTATTGGGCGGTTGAAGGCCGGCTGTGGTCGGCTGAGAATCCAGATTCTTACGCTGGAGTCCACAACCACGATGGTGTAATGGTGATCTTTGATGAGGCATCTGGTATTGACGACTCGATCTGGGCGGTGACCGCTGGATTCTTTACGGAGAACACGCCAAACCGCCTATGGTTGGCGTTCAGCAACCCTCGCCGAAATACGGGGTACTTTTACGAATGCTTTAACTCCAAGCGAGACTTCTGGACCAACAAGGTTGTGGACGCCCGAACGGTTGAGGGTACGGACAAGGCTGTTTATCAGAACATCATTGACGAATACGGCCCCGACAGCTCACAAGCTCACGTTGAGGTCTATGGCATGTTCCCGTCTGAAGGTGATGACCAGTTCATACCGGCTGACATTGTGGACGAGGCCATGAAGCGCGAAAAGTACAAGGATCAGACTGCGCCTATTATTATTGGTGTGGATCCCGCACGATTTGGCGCTGATGCAACAGTCCTTGCAATCCGGCAGGGCAGGGACATTATCCGAATTGACCGGCATCGAGGCGATGACACGATGACGGTGGTTGGCCACATCATTGAGGCCATGGAAGAATGGAAGCCGGCCATGGTGGTGATTGATGAAGGTGGTCTTGGCGCCGGTATTGTTGACCGCCTGAAAGAGCAGCGCTACAAGGTCAAGGGTGTAAACTTTGGCAACAAGTCAGCCAACCCTATCATGTATGGCAACAAGCGTGCTGAGATGTGGGGCAAGATGAAGGACTGGTTAAGGTCAGCAAGCATTCCAAAAGACAGGTTCTTGAAAACGGATCTGGTTTCACCTATGATCAAGCCTGATTCACGTGGAACAATATTCTTGGAGTCCAAGAAAGACATGAGAGCACGGGGGCTTGCTTCACCGGATGCAGCGGATGCCATTTGCGTGACCTTTGCTTTTCCTGTGGCGCACCGAGAGTACAGTGAAAAAACTCGTACACTACGGACTTCAGACCGTGGTGCAGTTTCAACCAGTTGGATGGGGTCTTAACATGGCTACGAAAAAGGGCGTGTCATTATCTGTTGGCCGAGGTGAGAAGTTGCCGGTGTCTAAAGGCGCGGGTTTGACGGCCAAAGGGCGCGAGAAATACAATGCGGCCACGGGTTCAAACTTGAAAGCGCCAGCGCCTAATCCAAAGACCAAAGCGGACCAAGGCCGCAAGGATTCATTTTGTGCAAGAATGGGTGCGGTAGCCGCCAACGCCAAAGATGGCGAACGCGCTAAAGCTGCCCTTAAACGATGGAAGTGTTAATCATGGCGACTAAACAGGGGCTTTATGCCAATATTCATGCTAAACAACAACGAATTGCTGCTGGGTCTAAAGAGAAGATGCGAAGCCCTAGTGATAAGGGTGCGCCAACTGCCAAAGACTTTAAAGACTCTGCTAAAACGGCTAAGAAAGCAAAGTGATGCCCCTCGTTAAATCTAAATCACCCGAGGCGTTTCGCAAGAACGTAGCTGCTGAAGTCAAAGCTGGCAAGCCGGTCAAGCAAGCCGTGGCCATTGCGTATTCTGTCAAGCGTGCTTCTCCACCTCCAAAGAAAAAATGACCCCAAAAGCCTTGCAAAACTGCCTGATCATGGAGAGGGATGTTGAGAAGCATGACACCCTCATACTTTTGTCTAGCGAGAAACTTGGCACTGGTGTGGTACTATCGGCAGGCCCAGATTGCAAAGACGTTAATGTCGGTGATCGTGTATATTTCGATGTTGGGCAAGAATTTACGCATGGCGGCAAAGAGTACGTGCTGATGCGCGAACCTCACGTTTTAGGGGTCTTTAATGGCTGATCCAACCGGAATAGTCGCTGCGGCTAATGTTGCTGCTGGCGGCAAACCACTGAAGTCTGACGCAGACATCCTGACCGTTGCGCGTGCAAGGTTGGACATGGCTGTCTCTGCACTGTCCGAATCCCGTGAAGACGAAACCGATGACCTGAAGTTTTACGCAGGCTCACCAGACAACCATTGGCAGTGGCCTGCCGATGTACTGGCCACCCGTGGCGCGGTGCAAGGCCAAACCATCAACGCCCGTCCTTGCCTAACCATCAACAAGCTACCACAGCATGTGCGGCAGGTCACCAACGACCAACGGCAAAACCGCCCAGGCGCTAAAGTCATTCCTGTGGATGACAACGCTGACATTGAGGTGGCCGACATTTTTAATGGCATGATTCGGCACATTGAGTACATCAGTGATGCCGATGTGGCCTACGATACGGCGTGCGAGAACCAAGTGTCCTACGGCGAAGGCTATATTCGCCTGCTGACTGAGTATTGCGAAGACAACAGCTTTGACCAAGACATCAAGATTGGCCGTGTACGCAACAGTTTCAGTGTCTACATGGACCCTACAATCCAAGACCCAACGGGTGCGGATGCCAAGTATTGTTTCATCACCGAAGACCTGACCAAAGAAGAATTTGAGCGCATGTATCCTGATGCAGCGCCGATCACCACGCTTCAGTCGTTGGGTGTGGGTGACCAGTCGATCAGCAATTGGCTCAATGAGGACACGATCCGCATTGCTGATTATTATTACATCGACTATGACCGCACAACGCTGAATTTGTACCCTGGCAACGCTACGGCGTTTGAGGGCACACCTGAAGACAAGCAATTAAAAGCGTTTTACGGCAAACCCATCAAGTCCCGCGAGTCTGACCGCCCAAAAGTGCGGTATTGCAAGATCAACGGCTACGAAATCCTTGAGCAACGCGAGTGGGCAGGCAAATATATTCCCGTCATTCGCATTGTTGGCAATGAATTTGAGGTGGATGGCCGCTTGTATGTGTCTGGTTTGGTCCGAAACGCCAAAGATGCCCAGCGCATGTACAACTATTGGGTGTCCCAAGAAGCTGAGATGCTGGCCTTGGCGCCAAAAGCGCCATTTATTGGCTATGGCGGCCAGTTTGAGGGCTACGAAGACAAGTGGAAGACCGCTAACACCAACAATTGGCCTTATCTGGAGGTCAATCCAGACGTTACAGACGGTCAAGGCAGTGTTATGCCACTACCCCAGCGTGCCCAGCCTCCAATGGCTTCCAGCGGTCTTCTGCAAGCCAAAGCTGGCGCATCTGAGGACATTAAGTCCACCACTGGCCAATATAACGCTTCTCTTGGCATGGGTTCCAACGAACGGTCAGGCAAAGCCATCCTTGCGCGTCAGCGTGAAGGCGATGTAGGTACTTACCACTATGGTGACAACTTAGCCCGTGGCGTGCGTCATGTGGCTCGTCAACTGGTGGACTTGATTCCGAAGATTTACGACACCCAGCGTATTGCTCGAATTATTGGTGAAGATGGCGACACCAAAATGGTCAAGATTAACCCCGAGCAACCCGAGCCGGTCAACAAGATTGTTGACCAAAACGGGATTGTGCTTGAGAAAATCTACAACCCTGGCGTTGGCAAGTACGATGTCGTTTCAACCACCGGCCCAGGCTACGCGACAAAACGTCAAGAGGCTCTTGAAGCAATGGCACAACTGTTGCAAGGCAACCATCAACTGTGGGCTGTGGCCGGTGACCTTTTTGTGAAAAACATGGATTGGCCAGGCGCACAAGAGATGGCCAAACGGTTTGCCAAGACTATTGATCCTAAGTTGATGAACGACAGCGATGAGAATCCAGCCTTGCAGGCCGCGCAGCAACAGATGCAAGCGATGGGTCAAGAGATGGAACAGATGCACCAGATGTTAATGCACGTTAACCAGTCGGTTGAAGTGCAAGACATGAAGCGCAAAGACTTTGAGGCGCAGGTTAAGGCATACGAAGCTGAGACTAAACGGTTGGCGCAAGTTCAGGCATCTATGTCGCCAGAGCAGATTCAGGACATCGTGATGGGCACGGTTCACGGTATGATCACCTCTGGTGATCTGATTGGCGAAATGCCAGGCCGTGACATGGATGTTGGTGCTGAGATGCCGCAAGAAGGTATGGAAATGATGCCACCTGAACAACAGATGGGAATGCCACAATGAAAGCAAACGAATTTTTAGGTTTGTTGTTTCTTGCAAGAGATGTGGCGCACAGTGTTCATTTGAACACCCGCAGCTTTTCCAAGCACGAAGCGCTTAACATTTTTTACAACCGAATCATTGGTGCAGCGGATGATTTTGCTGAAAGCTATCAAGGCCGTCACGGTCTGATTGGCCCCATTACATTGCACTCGGCCAAGAAAACATCTAACATCATTGAATTCTTGGAAGACTCGCTCAAGCAGATCGAAGACGCCAGATATGAGGTGGTTGACAAAACCGATATGTCATTGCAACAACTGATTGACAATATCATTGAGATTTATTTAAGAACTTTGTACAAACTCCGCTTTCTTGCATAAGGACTATTATGGCAAACTATACCCAAACTGACGCAACAGTAAACATCAAAGCATCGGCTGGTAAATTGATTGGTATCATGGTCACTGCGGCCAGCGGTACACCAACCATCACGGTTTATGATTCGGCTGCAACGACTACGACCACGCCGATTTTTAAAGTGTTTACGCCAACAGCGGCGACTGCTTACAATTTTGGTGTTAATGGTATTTATGCCAACAAGGGCATTTACATTGTCATCAGTGGCACTGTTTCCGCAACCGTCTACTACGATTAAATTATGTCCAACGTCAAAATTTCCCAACTCCCTGCGGCCACCACCCCGCTGGCAGGCACGGAGGTTTTGCCTCTGGTCCAAGGCACAACGACCGCAAAGGTCACGGTTGCTCAACTGCGTGCAACTTCTGTCACGGCGGTTACCGGCACTGCGCCCGTAGTTTCTTCGGGTGGCCTGACCCCTGCCATTAGCATGGCTGCGGCCAACACTTCCACAAACGGCTATTTGACCTCGACCGATTGGAATACGTTTAACGGCAAAGGTTCTGGCACAGTTACTGGCGTTACTGCTACATCGCCTGTGGTGTCTAGCGGCGGCACAGCGCCCGTGATCAGTATGCCAGCGGCCAGCACTTCGGCCAGTGGTTATTTAACTTCCACTGACTGGAATACTTTTAACGGCAAATATTCAACCGGCGGTGCTTTGGGCACACCTTCATCGGGTACAGCTACAAACCTTACAGGATTGCCGCTGACTACTGGCGTGACTGGCACTTTGCCTGTTGCCAATGGCGGCACTGGCACAACCACGCCTTCGTTGGTAGCCGGTACAAACGTGACGGTTTCCGGCACTTGGCCTAATCAAACTGTTAACGCCACAGCAAGTGGTTCAGGCACAGTGACTTCGGTGGCGGCTACCGTGCCAGCATTTTTGGCGGTGACTGGATCCCCTATTACAACTTCGGGCACTTTGGCTATTGCTTACAGTGGCACAGCTTTGCCTGTGCTTAACGGCGGCACAGGTACAACCACACCAGCTTTGGTTGCAGGCACAAACGTGACCATCACCGGCACTTGGCCAAACCAAACAATCAATTCATCTGGCGGCGGTAGCATGGTCTACCCTGGCGCGGGTATTGGCAACTCTACCGGCACAGCTTGGGGCACTTCATACAGCACCACCGGTACAGGCACTGTAGTGGCTTTGGCAACCAGCCCTACGTTTGTGACTCCCGTTTTGGGGACACCAGCTTCTGGCGTGGCAACCAACTTAACTGGTTTGCCTTTGACTACCGGCGTGACCGGCACATTGCCCGTCTTGAATGGCGGTACAGGCCAAACGACTGCTGCGGCGGCTATCACTGCCTTGACAGGCACTCAAACCTCGGCCTATTACCTCCGATCCAACGGTACAAACTCGGTCTTGGCGGCTTTGGCTGCGGCTGATGTTACTGGCACTTTGGCGGTGGCTAACGGCGGTACAGGTGTCACAACTTCTACAGGTACAGGCGCTGTTGTTTTGTCTACCAGCCCCACACTTGTCACGCCTTTGCTGGGCACACCAACATCCGGTGTTGCTACCAACTTAACTGGCTTGCCACTGACCACAGGTGTCACGGGTACTTTGCCCGTAGCTAACGGCGGTACAGGAACAACAACTCCCGCTTTAGTTGCAGGTACAAACGTCACGATTACTGGTACTTGGCCCAATCAAACTATCAACTCATCTGGAAGTGGCGGCGGTGTAACTTCGTTTAGCGCGGGTACAACTGGTTTTACACCAAGCACAGCCACTACGGGTGTTGTAACTCTTGCTGGAACACTTGCTGTAGCAAACGGTGGAACGGGCGTTACAACTTCTACGGGTTCCGGCAATACTGTATTGTCAACATCACCTACTTTGGTGACTCCAATCTTGGGCGTGGCAACGGCCACATCCTTGCAAGGAATTATTGGCAACGTAACCCCTGCAACTGGCGCGTTTACTTCCATTACTGCTAGTAGTACGATCACGCCAAGTCAAACTGCTGGAATTGTTGGTACAACGACAAACAATAATGCTAACGCGGGAAGTGTTGGCGAGGTAGTGTCGTCATCTGTTGCGGTAGGTTCGGCGGTTTCACTTACAACTGCTTCAGGCGCATTTACAGGAAAAACAATCACTAGCATTTCTCTTACTGCTGGTGATTGGGATGTTTTTGGGACAATTGGAATTAATAATGCGTCAACAACCAATTTTACCGTTGTTGGTGGTGGCGTAAATACAGTAACTGACACTTTAAACTCAGCTTATGAGGAAGAAACGCGATTTTCCTACGGAGCAGCGGGGGTAGTTTTAAACAATGTAGTCACATTTACGTTTCCAACAACAAGAGTGTCAGTTGCGTCTACTACCACTTATTACTTAATTGCATACGCTCAATTTTCAGTATCTACAGCTACAGCATTTGGCAGAATTACCGCAAGGAGAATGCGATGAAATTTTTTGTAAAAATAGACGGCGCAAGATTTGTTTTTTATGAGGGCATGAGTAAAGAAGCAATTGATGCTATGCTTACCGATCAAAACTTAGTTTATGAATTTGTAAGTGAATTAACATATCAAGAAGCACTTGAATCTTTGGATCCAAAGATAAATTAATGTTTTTGATTAATTGGGATTAACATGACCACCAAAACTTGGACCGTAGAACAAATGCAATGTTTTCCCCAATATGAGGGCAAGGAAAATGTCGTTTATGTGGTGAACTGGTTGCTGACCGGCACACAAGGGGACTATACTGCACATATTTACAGTACAGCAAATCTTGAGTACGCTCCAGGTTCGCCGTACACTGAGTACGCATCCTTGACACCAGACCAAGTAATTGGCTGGGTCAAGAATTCGCTTGGTGAAGAAGAAGTGCGTAAATATGAAACCAGACTTGATGAAGAACTGGCCAAGAAAGCCGCACCGCAATTGATCACAACTGGCCTGCCGTGGGTTGACCAAACGTATGTGCCAATAAAACTGTACTGATGCAGTCCATCAGGGAATCTTAGGATTCATAGAAATGACTGAAGAAGTCCAACAAGCCCTAGCGGAAGTAGACTCCGCGCCAACCACGGATGTGACGGCCACACCTGAAGTTGCTGAAAGTACGCCGGAAGTAACCGAAGCCAAATCATTCTCGCAAGAGGAACTTGATGCAGCTATCGGCAAACGCCTTGCAAGAGAGCAACGTAAGTGGGAAAGAGAACAAGCACAGCGTCAGTCTGAACAACAGACGTTGAGAGCAGCCCCGACAGCCACCGCTGACCAGTTTGAGTCAACTGAAGCCTATGCAGACGCACTGGCACTCCAGAAGGCAGAAGAATTGATCGCCAAGCGTGAAGCCGCCAAGCAGCACTCGCAGGTTCTTGAGAGTTATCACGATCTTGAGGAAGAAGCGCGGAGCAAATACGATGACTTTGAACAAGTTGCGTACAACCCCAAGCTACCAATCACCAACGTGATGGCAGAAACGATCCAGTCTTCGGACATTGGACCTGAGTTAGCGTACTACCTCGGGTCAAATCCAAAAGAAGCAGATCGCATCTCACGCATGACGCCCTTGAGCCAGGCGAAGGAAATCGGACGGATCGAAGCCAAATTGGCCGCTGAACCTCCGATGAAGAAAACAACATCTGCGCCAGCGCCGATTTCGCCAGTTACCGCCCGATCCTCTGGATCACCGGCACATGACACTACGGACCCACGGTCTATCAAGACCATGACAGCCTCGCAGTGGATTGAAGCCGAAAGGTTGCGACAGCGGAAGAAGTGGGAAGCACAGAACCGCTAACTCTCTTAAGATCGGGTACAATGATTACCTGAAATTAGGAGAATTGAAATGGAGAGTGACAATTTAGATTTGACGGCTGAAGAACTGAAGCGGCAACGCAACAGAGAAGCATCTGTTAGATATAGAGAACGAAATCGTGAAAAGTTCAATCAGCGTATGCGTGATTGGCGGGAATCAAACAGGGAGAAATCCCGTGAACATTCCCGCGAATGGCGTAATCGTAAGATTGCGAATGGAACACCAGAAGAAGTCGCTGCAATTCGAGCGCATGAATCTGCAAAAACCAAACGTGCTCAAACGATATGTAGAAATGCTGTATTTGTTGCTTATGGTGGCTATACTTGTAACTGCTGCGGTGAAACTGAATCATTGTTTCTTTCGATAGATCATATAAATAATAACGGCGCAAAAGAACGTAAATCGGGTTTGTATTCAGGCTCAGGATACGGTTTTTATCGCTGGCTTAGGAAGTCAGGCTTTCCGTCTGGTTACCAAGTATTGTGTATGAACTGTCAAGTAGGGAAACATAAAAACGGTGGCGTTTGTCCTCACCAAACAACTTTGACTTCTTAAAGGAAATTATCATGAGTAATTCGATTCTAACGATCGATATGATCACCCGCAAGGCTTTGGAAATATTGGAAAATAACCTTGTGATCACCCGCAACGTGAACCGCCAGTATGACGATTCTTTCGCTGTTGAAGGCGCAAAAATCGGTTCCACACTGCGTATCCGTTTACCTGACCGTGCTCTGGTAACTGACGGTGCCGCCCTGCAAGTTCAGGACGATAACGAACAGTTTACCACTCTGACTGTCTCCACCCAAAAGCACATTGGTGTCAACTTCACATCTGCTGAATTGACCATGCAATTGGATGACTTTGCAGAACGTGTGTTGAAGCCTCGTATCAGCCAGTTGGCCTCCAGCATTGATGCTGACGTTGCTAACTGCTTCAAGACTATCGGCAACTCGGTTGGCACTCCTGGCACTACACCTTCAACTTCTTTGGTCTTGTTGCAAGCCCAGCAGAAGCTGAACGAAAACGCCGCTGTAATGAACCCACGTTACGCCACCGTCAACCCTGCCGCTAACGCTGGTCTGGTTGAAGGCATGAAAGGTTTGTTTAATCCTACCGACACCATCAGCAAGCAGTTTAAGAACGGCATGATGGGCACTGGCGTGTTGGGTTATGACGAGATCAACATGTCTCAGTCGATCAAACAGTTCACCACTGGTTCGCGTGATGCAGCCGCTGCTACTACAGTAAAAACCACTGTAACATCAGAAGGCGCAGCTACCCTTGTGTTGACTCAAGCCTCTGTGAGCACAACCATTAAAGCCGGTGATGTGTTTACTGTTGCAGCTTGCTTTGCTGTGAACCCACAAACTCGTGAAACCACTGGTTCGTTGTTTCAGTTTGTGGCTTTGGCTGACGCAACTGCTGTGTCTGGCGATTGGACTGTAACTGTGGCCCCCATGTACTCCGCTGCTCACGCACTGGCTACCATGACCGCTTTGCCAGTATCTAGCGCTGTTGTGACCTTCTTGGGCACTGCATCTACTGCTTACGCACAAAACTTGGTTTACCACAAGGACGCTATCACGTTCGCTACTGCTGACCTCTTGCTCCCACAAGGTGTTGACATGGCTGCCCGTGCCGTTCACAACGGTATCAGCTTGCGCGTTGTTCGTCAGTACGACATCAACAACGACCGCCTGCCTTGCCGTATTGACGTTCTGTATGGCTTTAGCACCATTCGTCCACAGATGGCTTGCCGTCTCTGGGGTTAATCAATTCTTTTTTAAAGGAAAAATATCATGGCTTTACCTAATGGCTCTGGCGGTTATCAAGTTGGTGACGGCAATACAGGCGAAATTCAGTTCAATGCACAACCTACACCTAGCGCGATTGCCGCTGGTGCAGCAACTTTGACTGTGACTCAACTGGCTACTAAGATTATTCTTGGCTCGCCTGGTACGTCTGCTGCTGCTTACACACTGCCCACTGCTGCTTTGATGGACGCTGCTTTCCCAAGTATGCCCGTTAACTCAGCATTTGACTTCAATGTGATCAACGTGGACGGCTCTAGTTCTGGTGTTATCACCATGACTGCTGGCACAGGTTGGACAGTTGGAACTTCTGGCTCACTGGGTCTGATGACCATTGCTGCTACTGCTGGTACATCGGCTGCATTCCGCGCCCGTAAGACTGGTGATGCTGCTTGGTCTTTGTATCGTTTGTAATTTAAACGGGGGCTTCGGCCCCTGTTTTAAAGGAAACAATCATGGCAAATTCACAAGCTGTCGGTGTTGCGTATAGCGATCCCGAATTTACTACCTGCTACGCAAGTCAAGAGATTGGCTACAGCGCAGCAGCCCAAGGTGCGGTAACGCAAGCCACCAGCAAATCCACAGGGGTGACGCTGAATACTAGTGCTGGCCGCATCACAATGAACAACGCAGCGTTGGCCGGAGCCACCGCCGTGTCGTTTGTTTTGACCAATAGTTCAATCTCCATCAATGACACAATTATTGTGTGCGTTTCTAGTAACACTACTGGTAGCGCTGCTGGGGCTTACACCACTTACGTTTCGTATTTGGCTGCTGGTTCTGCCTTGATTACGTTGCGAAACTTGACTGCGTCAACTTCATATTCTGAAGCTGTCATCATCAACTTTGCAATCATCCACGGCGCAAGCTAAATTAAATGGGGGCTAATTACCCCCATTTTTTAAATCATGGTTATTTATCTTTCTCATCCTGTTCACGGTCGCAAAGTAGCCACAATGGACCTTGAAGCCGATTTTGATGAAAAAAATGGTTGGATGCGCTACAATCCAGACACGCCTTCAGACTCTGAAGAAGCGGCCAACACGTTAGTTGTGAAGCGCAAATACACCCGCAAAGGTGAAACCGAAGGAGTCTGAGCATGGCCTCTGCCATCTACGCTATTGTCAACAATGTCACCCGCGACATGTACGTTGGCTCTGCTGTGGCTGTTAATCGCAGATGGAACGCGCATCGTAATTTATTGTTTAAGCAATGCCACTACAACACACGCCTTCAACGGGCGTATAACAAGTACGGCGCAAATACGTTTGATTGGGAAATTATTCAGTTTGTTGATGACAAGACTAATTTGATCTCCCGTGAGCAATTTTGGATGGATTTTTTTAAGCCAACTTACAACGGGCGTCCAATTGCCAACTCACCTCTTGGAACAAAAGCCTCAATTGAAACACGCGCTAAAATGAGTGTATCGGCTAAAAAGCGTGGGTTTTCTGACAAACATAAGCAAAACATTTCAAAAGCTAAAAAGGGCGTTTCCGTAATGTCCGAGGCGCAAAAAGCACATTTATCAAATGTAAACAAGGGTAAGGTTTTTTCTGCTGAAACCCGTGAAAAAATTAGAACGACCAGCACTGGCCGTTATCATACAGACGAGGCAAAGCAGAAAATTTCTGTAGCCGCTAAAGCCCGATGGGCTGCAAAAAAGGGGCAATAAATGGCTACTGTTTTTACGGCTGGGGATCAAATTAACCGCGCCTTGCGCTTAATCGGTATGCTGGCCGAAGGTGAAACGCCTTCCTCCGAAACATCCAACGATTGCCTTGTTGCGCTAAATCAGATGATAGATTCGTGGAATACAGAACGTCTGTCTGTTTTTTCTACGCAAGATCAAGTCTTTACATGGCCTGCTGGTTTTATTAACCGCACCCTTGGCCCAACAGGCGATTTTGTAGGCAACCGGCCTATTTTGCTGGATGATGCAACCTACTACCGTGACGCAAGCACAAACGTTTCTTACGGCATAAAAATGATTAACCAGCAGCAATACGATGGTATTGCTGTGAAAACAGTAACGTCTACTTACCCGCAAGTGTTGTTTATCAACATGACATATCCAGACGTTGATATGTACATCTACCCCAAGCCCACGCGGGATTTGGAGTGGCATTTTGTCAGTGTTGAAGAATTAACTCAGCCTGCTACGTTGAACACGGTACTAGCGTTCCCGCCAGGCTACCTGCGTGCGTTTACGTATTCGTTGGCAATGGAGATTGCGCCTGAGTTTGGCGTTGAGCCAAGCCCCCAAGTGCAACGCATTGCCATGACCAGCAAGCGCGACTTAAAGCGCATCAATAACCCTGACGATGTGATGTCGATGCCTTACGCCATCGTGGCCACTCGCCAGCGCTTTAACATTTATGCTGGCAATTATTGATGTTGATTGCGCTTGATTACGACAAAACCTACACCGCCGATCCGGCGTTGTGGGATGATTTTGTTCAATTAGCGCAAAATCGTGGGCACACAGTAAAAATTGTCACGATGCGTACACCAGTTGAAACAATTGTCAATGCCCCAATTGAAGTTGTTTACACTAGCCGAAAAGCAAAGTCGGCTGTAATCAACGCCGACATTTGGATTGATGACAGCCCACAATGGGTCTATCAGGATTCTTTATGAAAACGCAGATTCTTGGCTCTAGCTACGTTGCACGCAGCACCAATGCTGCGGATAACCGCATGGTCAATCTGTTTCCTGAGATCATCCCCGAGGGTGGCAAGGAAGCGGCGTTTTTAAACCGTGCCCCTGGCTTGCGGCTGGTGACATCCGTAGGCGTTGGTCCTATTCGGGGCATGTTGCAATCGGGTCAATGGCTGTACGTGGTATCCAACAATCAACTGTACAAAGTTGATCAAAGCTACAACGCAACACTGCTTGGCACTGTGGGCAACACCGGCCCCGTGTCGATGGCATTTAACGGCACTCAATTGTTTATTGCGGCCAACGGTCCAAGTTATGTCTACAACTCTGTAACTGGCGTTTTTGTTCAGAACAATACATTTCCACCAGCGCAGACCGTCACGTTTGTGGACGGCTATTTCATCTTTAACGAAATCAACAGCCAGAAGTTTTGGGTGACTGATTCGTATGATGGCACGGTGCTAGACGGAGCCAGTGTGGCCAGTGCCGAAGGATCGCCCGATGGTCTGGTGGCCGTGATCGCTGACCACAATGAACTATGGCTATTTGGTGGTAACTCGGTTGAGGTTTGGTATGACGCCGGACTACCGCCCCCTGGGCAGCCATTCCAGCGCATCCAAGGGGCTTTTAACGAGATAGGATGCGCGGCAGCGTTTTCGGTAGCCAAGCTAGACAACAGCTTGTTCTGGCTGGGCGCTGACGCCCGTGGCCAAGGCATTGTTTACCGTGCCAACGGTTACACGGGCACACGCATATCTACGCACGCAGTTGAATATGCTATTGCCCAATACGGCAACATCACAGACGCCATCGCTTATTCGTACCAGCAAGAAGGTCACACCTTCTATGTGCTGACCTTCCCTTCGGCCAACGCCACATGGGTCTACGATGCCTCAACCCAAGCGTGGCACGAACGTGCAAGCTGGGAGAACGACAACGCAATCCGTCATCGGTCCAACTGCCGCGCTGTGTTTAACAGCGAAGTGCTGGTCGGTGACTTTGCAGACGGCAAAATTTATGCGTTTGATTTGGATGTGTACTCGGATAATGACCACATCCAAAAGTGGATTCGCTCTTGGCGTGCGCTGGCCTCTGGTACGAACACGCTTAAGCGCACCGCACAGCATTCATTGCAACTTGACTGTGAAGTCGGGTTTACCCTGCCTCCAGTTACAGAAGAACAATTTATTGTTACTGAAGACAGCGATGACATTATCACTGAGTCTTACGACTTCCTGATCACAGGTGACCAAACAAGCGTCAACGGTACGCCCTTGGTGTTGCTGCGGTGGTCGGACGATGGTGGCCATACGTGGGGCAACTACCATTCTAAATCTATGGGCGCTGTGGGTCAGACCGGCCAACGGGTGATCTGGCGGCGTTTGGGCATGACAATGAAGTTGCGCGACCGCGTGTATGAAATTTCAGGCACCGATCCGGTCAAGATTGCTATCATGGGCGCTGAACTGTTTGTGACGCCTACCAATGCTTAACGCAGATACCAATATCCCGTCAAGCCGTGTACCGCTTCTTGATGAAGTGACGGGTCTAATGTCGCGGCAATGGTATCGGTATTTTTTGGCGTTGTTAGAGTCAAATGTTGATTACACACCTCAAAGTGATCCAGCTAATGTACCGTTAACCACATCGCCATTGGTTATTGGAAACGACACCCAAAGGCCGGTAGACGTTATGATCAGCGGCGGCGGTGTAATTAAGGTCGAATTCCAACGTGGGACTGGTACAAAATACAATACGGGTTCGTACTATGGCATGTTTGGTTTGTCGCCCACTGACGCGCTAACTATCACGTACTCAGGCACACCCATTGTTACGCTTATTCCAAGGTAATCCTATGCAAGTGACTTACGGTAAAGGGTTTAAAATTGCGCCAGCAGTGTCAATGGTTGACAAGGTAAAAGCCTTGCAGGTTGAGGTGTCAAAGCTGCCGCAATACGAACCTAAAACTAAACACTATTTTCATGGCGGCATGTACTGCCGTGAAGTGTTCCGTCATGCTGGCGTGTTGGTGGTAGGAAAAGTTCATAAAAAAGAACATTTTTATTTGATTGTGTCGGGCACCGTGTCCATTACCACTGACGATGGCGCAATTGAAATATCAGGGCCGTATTTATTTGAAAGTAAACCAGGAACGAAACGCGCTGTGTATGCCCATACGGATACTATTTGCATGACCTTCCATCGCACCGATTCGCAAACTGTGGAGGACGCTGAAACCGAATTGGTTGAGGAAGAACCCAACAGCATGTATAGTCTCGGTAATATTGTTAAAGATCAACCTTTGGAGGTGTTGCCATGACATTCTGGGTAGCTGGAGCTGTAGTTACTAGCTCGTTAATCGGCGCAAATGCAGCCAGTAGTGGCGCTGCGGCGCAAGCCAATGCGGCAAATCAAGCCGCACAACTTCAAAGAGAACAATTTGACATAACAAATGAACAGCAACGCCCTTACCGTGAAGCGGGTGGCCGAGCGCTGACTAGACTAGAAAGTTTGGCCGAATACAAGCCATTTAACATGGCTACGTTTGCCCAAGACCCCAGTTATCAGTTTCGATTGGACCAAGGCACAAAAGCATTAGAGCGTAGCGCTGCGGCCCGAGGTGGTCTAATTAGTGGGAACACTGGCGGTGCATTGCAAAATTATGGCCAAAACTTGGCATCGCAAGAATATAGCAATGCGTTTAACCGATACCAAACTGAACGCAACGCAACCCTTGAGCCTTACATGACTCTTGCAGGTTTTGGTAGAAGTGCAAACGCGCTTTCTGCCCAAGCTGGACAAAACTATGCAACCAACGCAGGCAACATGCTTACCAGTGGCGCAGCCGCACAAGCGGCTGGCGGCGTGGGCGTGGCAAATGCTGTTACTGGCGGTGCAAACCAATACATGAACTACACCAGCAACAATAATTTAGCCAATGCTTTACGCAATCGTCCTAGTTATAACTCCTTCTTTGGCTCTACCCCAGCAGGATACGGCAGCGAATTATAAGGAATAAATTATGGCACTCGATCCAAACATCGCCCTTGGCGTTCGGGGTATTGAATTACCTAACCCTTTGACGCAATACAGCCAAATGGCGCAAATCCAAAACGCGCAAAATCAAAATCAATTGGCTCAGTATCAACTTGGCGCTGCACAGCGTCAGGAATTTACGCAAAACGCTTTGTCAGATGCGTACAAGGCCGCATATAACTCACAGACCGGCGCTATTGATAGCGCTATGTTGATGCGAGGGTTAGCCGAACGCGGCGCTGGTCATTTGATTCCTGATGTGCAGACCAAAATGTTGGCCACAGAAAAAGAACGGGGCGCGATTAAAAAAACCGCCGTTGAAACAACCGGTCTTGAATTTAAGCAACGAATTGACAAAGCTACCAAAGCCATTGGGGATATTGCTGCGCTAAACAGTCCTGAAGAAGCTATAGCCAGCATTGATCAGCATCTTGCCAGCGGCGACATTGATCAGCAAAAAGCCAACATGCTCAAAGGCCAGTTGGCACAAGCGCCATCGTTTGGGGCTTGGCAAAAAGGAATGTTGGTTAACATTCTTGATGCCAAAGAAAGATTGACGCAAACATCACCTAAACCAATGCAAGTCACTCGTGCAGACGGCAGTATTATTTTCTTGGACCAGAACCCTAACAGTCCAACGTTCCAAAAAGAAGTTATGCCTGCCCAAGCCTCTGGCATGACACCAGCACAGATTGCGGCTAACAGAATCGCGCAGCAACAAGCAAACATTTCTGCGGGTAATCTTGCGCTTCAGCAAGCCAAATTTGCGTTTGAAAAAGCCAACCCAGGTTTTGAACTTAAAGAAAATGAAAACGGTGAATTTTTTGGAGTAAACAAGCGCACATTGCAAGCATTTCCTGTCACTATTGGCGGTGGCGCTGCACCGGCTGTTGCACCAATGGTTCAAGGCGCCGGCGGTATGCCTGGACCGCGCATGGCGCAGCCTGGCGCTGTTGTGCCAGCCATCCCTGGCATGACCAGTGTGCTTGATCAGACTGCCCCTGCTGTTGCACCAACTGCTGGTGGGCCTCGCCAGTTAGTTGGCAAGGGAACGGCAATGACTGAGGCTCAAAGCAAATCGGCTATGTTTGGCGCGGCTATGAACCAAGCAAACGGCATAATTTCTAAAGTTGAAAAAGATGGGACAACAACTGCACCAGTTGCTGTTTCTGTGTTGCAAGGTCTTGCTAAACTAAGCCCTCAATTTTTGGGATCAGGTGAAAACGCTGCAAATGCTATTGAGTCTATATTTAGACAAGATCCAACTTCACTTTTAGGGCCAGATGTCAATCAGCAAAAACTAGGTCAAGCTCAAATTGCATTTGCAACGGCTTATTTAAGAGCAACATCTGGCGCTGCATTTGGGCCAAGTGAAGTTTCAAACACAATTAAAGAATATTTTCCTTTAGTTGGCGAAGATAAAACTGTTGTACAACAAAAAGCAAAAGCTAGACAACGCGCAATTGAGGGCATGAAAATTTCAACTAGCAAACAAGGCCAAAGTTACATTGACAAATCTGGTGCAAACGCAAATGACCCATTAGAACTTTTTGGGGGCAAACCGTAATGGCCACACTTGCTGAATTTCGAGCACAGTATCCTCAATACGATGAAGTGCCAGATGTAAAGTTGGCCGATTCGTTGCATCAAAAGTTTTATAGCCAGATCCCAAAGATAGACTTTTACAAGACCATTGGATTGGGTTCAGCTACAGAAATACCTGGCGCTGAAAATGTAGTGACTAAGCCTGCGCCAAAAGTTTCTTTGCGTGACCGGATTATGGGCGTGATTGAAACACCTGCGACACTTGTCGGCGGTCTTGCAAGTGGCGTTGTGGCGCCCGTGGCCGGCTTAATTGGATCTTTGGCAAGCGGTCAGTATGGAACGCCTGCCGGTGTCCAAGCTGGTGAGGAAGCAGCTCGCACTGCTCGGGCTCAGTTTTATCAACCACGCACTGAGACAGCCAAACAAATCCTTGGTGGAATTGGCAATGTTTTGGAACCTCTTACCGGCGCTTTGCCACCAACCTTTGGCACAGCTGGTGCAAACTTAAATGCAATGGCTGGACCGGCCATGATGCAGGCTGGCGCAATTGCCCGTCCGGCAATTGGACAAGCTGTGGCGCCAGCTCGTAATGCGCTGGCCAATGTATTGACTCGTGAACAGCCGGCTATGCAAGGTATGGGTGCAGCGACAACTCAAGAAGATATGTTGAGGGCTGAAAGGGCGCAGCGCCAAAACATCAGATTGCTTAAAGGTGAGCAACAACAAAACCTTGGTCAATTGCAGTTTGAATCAGAAACGGCTAAGAATTTTCCAGAAACAATTGGCAAGCCATTGCTTGAGGCCAAAGCTGCACAAAAAACTGATATTTTAAATCGCATGGACAGGATGGCAGAAGAAACAGGCGCACAAGGTGCCTTGTCTGATTCTGAATCCTACCGAAAATTAGGCACAATTGTTGACAAAGAATTGGTCAATGCTTATGAAAATAAAAAGAAAAAAGTTGATACGGCGTATCAAAAAGCAAGAGATGCAAACGAAACCAAGACAGTTGTTGACACTACTGCGTTAGACGATTATTTGACAAGTCTTGCAGCCGAAGCTATTTCAGTACCAGAAATAAATTCTATCAAAGCAAAGTTAAATGCGTTTAAAGATTTAAAAAATGGTCAGGTGACTATTGATGATATTGAGTCAATCTATCAAGTTGCTAACAAGTTAGGCAAGCCTGGTGAGACATCTGGCAAATACATGAAGGACATTAGAAATGTTCTTGATCAAGTAACTGAAGGTGCTGGCGGTGATCTGTACAAAGCTGCACGAACTCAAAGGCGAGAGCTTGCAAACCAATTTGACGATAACTTTAGGGTTGCTGAACTGCTTGGTACAAAGGCTGGCTATGCAGACCGCAAAGTTGCGCTTGATGATGTGTTTAAACACATTGTTTTGGACGGCAGTAAAGAACAAATGCAGAATGTGGCAGTGCTGTTAAAAAAAGCTGGACCAGAAGGGCAGCAAGCGTGGGCCGAAGTGCAAGGTCAGACTATTCAGCACATGAAAGATCAATTAACTAAAAACGCAAGTGGCGAATTGTCATTTGCAAAACTTAAAACAACGATTGACAACTTGGATCGTGAAGGCAAGCTGTCTTATTTGTTTGGCAAAACTGGCCGTGATCAAATTATTGATTTGCGAGATACGGTAAAAGATGCCTTGGTCAAACCGCCTGGTGCTGTGAATTATTCCAATACAGCAAGTGCAATGGTTAGGGTTTTTGACACACTTGAAAAGACAAAGTTGCCATTTACTGGCATGGCTGCTGAAGCAGCACGCAAACAATCCATTGGGAAAAAAGTTGAAGAAGCTGTTAATTTCAACGCATTAACACCTAAACAACCCAACAAAAACGCACTTAGAATTGATTTAACTGGCATGGCCAACAAATAGGAATCGACATGACTACTACGCTTACCCCCAGCCCAATAATGCAGTTCTTCGATGCCAACGGTAACCCGTTGGTGGGCGGGAAACTGTACACCTATGCTGCTGGCACAACGACACCACAGGCCACGTATACCGATTACACCGGCAGCACAGCCAACACCAACCCTGTGATTTTCAACAGTCGCGGTGAGGCGGCTGTGTGGTGCGGCAACAGTCGCTATTACATGGTCCTTAAAGATGCCAACGACACGTTGATCTGGACCGCTGATAACGTTAATGGTGCAAACGGTCCTACGCTGGCGCTGTTAGCCGCATCAAACGGGGCTACGCTGATCGGCTATACCCCAACCGACAACAACGTCACCACCACAGTCAACGACCGCTTGCAACTGTTGGATGGCGTGTCACCAACCGCAACCGGCACTGACCGCGAATACAAGGCTTCGGTCAATGCGCTTCGTGACGCGTCTGCCGTGGCCGGTGGCACTGTGGGTTATGTCAATCCAACTGTTTATGCACGAACCATAACCGGCGCAACCGAAACATCGTTTGAGTGGACCAACGTGTCCATCATGGACAACTATTCAGCCGCTGGTGAAAACGTGGCTTTGTACGGTCAAGGCAACAAGCGTGCTGTTGGCCCTACATGGGGCATTGTTTCTGAAGCGCGTGACTTTACCCAAGTGGCTAACCCTACTAAAGGGTTAGTTGGTATTGAAGCAGGCGTATTTGCCAACGGAACAGACACCAGTTTAAACCGTGTCGGCGTTGACATTAGCGTGGGTAAAGGCGTGTCCGCTGGCACAATCAACACTACATCGTATGGTTTGCGCGTTGGCCCGACCGACAATGATTTAACCCAAGGTCAAGTAACTGATGGCATTGCGCTAAATGGCAACATGACAGTAGGCATCCAAGTTTCATCTTCGGGTACTTGGGGCATTCAAATGTCCGGCACGTATACGGTTGGTATTGATCTGGGTACATCTACAAACAGCACTTCGGCAATCCGCATTAAGAACGGCGACAACATGGCGTTTGACGCCTCGTCTGTGTACCGTTTGCGCCACAACAGTACAGGTGTTGCTGGTCTAACATACTCAGTCAGCGGCACAGACAAAGTAATTTTTAGTGACGCTGGCGGCGTTGTTGTAGCAGAAACAATAACATGGACCAGCGCTTATTCTTCTACTACGGCAACTATTGGAACTAACGGAGCGCCTCCGGCCCAAGTGCAAGGCTACATCACCGTAAACATTCAAGGCACGGATTACAAAATTCCATATTACAAAGTATGATCACTTTAACTCTAACCCCTCAAGAACTGGCCGTCATAAACAACGCGCTCATGCTTGCGCCGTATGGCGTGGTTGCGCCAGTGATACAGTCCATTAACCAACAACTCCAGGATAAAAAAGATGGACAGCCAGACGTTCTTTAATGTTGCTTTGGGTTTGGCTGCGTTCTTCGGTGGGTGGGTTCTAAACGATATCACCAAGGCCATTGAGCGCCTTGATGTTGATGTGCGTCAGATGCCCCACACCTATATTGCCAAGGACGATTACCGCCGTGACATTGATGAGATTAAAGAAATGCTAGGCAAGATTTTTGATAAGTTAGACACGAAACAGGACAAATGATTGACCCGATTACTATCGGTGCGGCATTTGCAATAGCAAAGAGCACGATTGCTGGGGTCAAAGAAGCCATCCAGATGGGCAAAGACCTGCAAGAGTGCAGTGGCGATCTGATTAAGTTTTTTGAACACAGAGACACCGTAGCCAAGGCGGCGGTACACGAAAAGAAAAAGCCGCAGTCTGATATGGGTCAGGCGGTTAACGCAGTGATGCAGGCCAAGGCGTTGCGGGATGCAGAAAAACAATTGAGAGAGCAATTGATCTACTCTGGTCAGGGCGATGTTTGGGAAGCGATCCAAGCGCAGTACAACATGATTGTGGCCAACCGTAAACGTGAGGAACGTGAAGCAGAAGCCAAGGCCAAGAGAAAACGGGAGAATCTGGCAGAGACGGTAAACATCCTGCTGATCGGGGTTGCTTCTATTCTTGCGGCGGGATTTGTTGGTTGGGGTACGTTTGCATTTATTATGTACAAACTGAGGAATTGATATGAATTGGGCAGATGTGATGAAAGCGGTGATCCCCATTGTGGTGGCATCACTTGCGTGGCTCCTTGGCGAAGTATCTTCTTTCAACACTTGGTTGACCAAAATTGAGGGGTCTATGCCTGCGCTGATTACATCCCAAGGCGTACCCACAGACAGTCCATTGTCGGCTGAAGCTCGGCACAAACTGAAGGAAGAAATCTACAAAGAGATTAACAGTTTGTTTGTTAAAGTAACTCTGCTCGAAGAGCGTCAGAAAGGAAAATAATGGATTGGTTAAAAACGATTGCGCCCACCATAGCCACTGCGCTGGGTGGCCCTCTTGCTGGCCTCGCTATTGAGGCGGTGTCAAAAGCCATCGGGATTGACCCCAAAGACGTCCAGTCCACGATCAGCGAAGGCAAACTGAGCGCAGATCAGATCATGCTTTTGAAGCAGGCTGAAGTGGCTATGGCGGCGCGTGCCCAAGAGATGGGTCTGGACTTTGCCAAGTTGAATGTTGAAGACAGGAAGTCTGCGCGTGAAATGCAGGCCGAAACCCGTTCGTACATCCCTGCTGTTCTGGCTGTGTCGGTCACCATCGGGTTCTTTGGCATTCTGATTGGCATGATGACTGAAACCTTTAAGGCGTCTGACGCCCTGATGTTGATGCTGGGGTCGCTTGGCACTGCGTGGACCGGCATCATTGCGTTTTATTTTGGTTCGTCTGCTGGCTCACAGGCCAAAGACGATCTTCTCCACCAATCTACGCCCACAAAATGACTGAACACTTTAGCCTTGCGGAACTAACGCACACAGACCATCGTGAATTTGACAACATCCCTAATGAAACAGAACTTGCAAACCTCCAACGTCTTGCAGAATTTCTTGAACAAGTCAAAACAATACTTGGAGGAAAGCCCATCATGGTCAATTCAGCTTTCCGATCAAAAGCTGTCAATGATGCTGTGGGCAGCAAAGACACTTCTCAGCATCGCATCGGCTGCGCTGCTGATATTCGTGTACCCGCTATGACGCCAGATGAGGTTGTCAAGGCCATCATCGCCAGTGACTTGGGTTATGACCAAGTGATCCGTGAGTTTGACCGTTGGACCCACATCAGCATACCTAACGTAGCCGGCGCCGCGCCACGCAAGAGTAAGCTGATTATTGACAAGGCTGGCACACGCCTTTACGCTTAAGGACGCGGGGCGTTCTCAGGCGTTTCCACGCACATATACACCGCCGTATACTGACCTCGGCTTGGTCCCGTCCAACGGTCAATGTACACACCGCAAACGGTCTTTAGCGTCTTGCAAATGGTTTTGGTGGTTGCTCCAAAATATTCGGCAAGTTGATTGACAGTTAGACCATCTTCAGACGCCAGCAACAGTTCACGAATTGCGTGGTGCCTAGATTTCATGTGTTCTTCTCCTTAATTTTTGCCGTGCCCCATGCAAGAAACCAATCTTGTAATACGTCAGCAGGTTTACACGCCAAGTAAATCCCCCTGCCATCACGAACTTTGGCTATGGCATCAACAATATCTTTCCAGTCATCCTTGTTAAGGCCATAAATAATTTTTGCTTCTTCAGTCAAAATTCTTCTCCTTGAGTTTGGCTTCAATGTCTTTGGCAAAGTCATCCATCCATGCGCCATAAACAATTCGCCATTCAGCAGATAGTAGTTTTAAATCTTCCTCTGTAAGCCCTACCCATGTGCGCTGTGGTGGGGTGGTGTAGAGGGGTTTCCATTCGTGCTCAGATGTAAATTCATAATCGTAAGCATCCCCTTTGTCCATCCAAAATGACTCAAGGCGTCCACGTTTAAACATAGACCACGCCACAGGCTCCTGCTCTGGCTGTGCCAAGGCTTGTAATGCCCGATCAACAATTGCACGGTCTTCTTCCGACCCTTTAATGCAACACTTTCCAGTTGGGTCGCAAAGCACGGATTTAAGTTGTTCAATTGCGTTCATGCTTGTCCCCTTGCTCGGATTTGTCTTGCCAATTCATCACCAGCATATTCAACGCTGTCTTCACACACATTTGCACACGCCTCACGCTCATCAGCAACAGCTTTATCAAGACCTTTTGTCAACAACTGCTGCATGGCATCTAAGACTTTCTGCGCCGCTTCAGTCACTTCAACACCTTCATTGACTTCAATGCGTCTATCAGCAGTGATACGCATTACCCAATCTACATTGGTGTTATGAAAAACAATTGTGCTTGGTTCTAAGTTTTCTTTATCTTGTGTCATGTGTTCTTCTCCTTAAGTTTGGCTTCAATAGCTTTGGCTAATTTTGCGGGCGTGTGCATCGCATAAGACCGCCAAATATCTTCAGCTTCCTCCTCCGTCAGCCCAATCCACGGGCGCACATATTCTTGAATGTCATCGTCATCAGAAATTTGTCGTTTACGCCAGCCAGTCATTCTTTTATCTCCTTGATCCAAATTTTAAAACTGTTTTGGGTGTCTTTACCAAACGGCAAATCACCAACCCTTTTAGATGCCTCATCCATTGCGCTGTTCCAACCAGCACGGAATACGATTTCGGCAAAGTCACTGGGCTCCAGTTCAAACTCACCAAATATGTCTTGAAAATAGTCTTTAATTTTCATGGTGCTCCTTTATGAGTTGTCGGTATGCGTCAATGGCCACACGCAAATCATCGCGCAGCTGCTCAATCTCTTTTTGTTGTTCCAGCATTTTTTCGTTTGCTTCCTGTGCAAATCGAGCCAGGTTTTGTTGCTCCCAAATTTGAAAATTGCTCATAAAAATTTTTTGTTCCACTCATCTGCAATTTGTTTTGCCCGTTCTTCGGTTGTCACCACTGCCCCTAGCTTTTCGGGAAACGTCAGACAATTAAAGCCATCGCGGTTTATTACGCCCCACCAGCCCATCTTGCCGCCAAGGTCTTTGGCGCAATACGGGGGAAACGCAAAGTATTTAGCGGGTACTGCTTTCATCATTCTTCTCCTTTGTTAAGTCCACTGAATTCTAGCATATTGCTAGAAGGGAATGCAATCCCACGACCAATGCTCACAGTCAACAGGACCATGTATCCATTCAGCCGGTGGCTTGGCGTCAAATTTTTGACACCGGTAGCCAGCCTTTAAATGCTCACAACGCAGGCATGTGATCTGGATGTCCTCAAGCTCTTTCAGTTGCTTGTTCAAATGCATCTTGATGGCGTTTAGTTCTGCTAAATTCATATTCTTTGACCTCTGTAAATTTTCCGTTTTGTTTGGTTGCAATGCGGGTTGGTTCTGTAAAACCAACAAAGCCTTGTTTTTCATGTACGCTTTTTATGGCTTCAATTAATTTCAAAGCAGTAACTACAGTTTCAGGAACTTTAATCAAACCTGCCTTTGTGTTAAGCAATTTAACCCACCATTGCTCTGCCTTTTGTCTGGCATAGCCGGTGTGCTCAAAGCATACCCATTCGCTGGCCACACGCAACAAACCGCTGTAATAGTCCACTCTCATGCTGTCAGGCTTGCCAGGCTTGCGGTGCAGCTTGTAGTCAACCCTTGTGACATCGTGCCAAGTTGTGATCTCTGCACGTTGTGCTGACAGCAGTGCGGCATAAGACACCTTGGCGTCCATGGGCTCAGCTATTTCTTCCCTGATAATGGCGCCACAATGCACGCACACTAGCGCAGCTGGTGCGTTGCGTTCACCGCATTCTGGGCAAATGCTGTACGGCCCTTCCTGATCATCACTGCGCTTAACCTTGGCTCGGCCTTTGATGATGTCTACCGGTCCAAGGCGCTCCACTGTGTCAGTAAAGTCTAGCACCAGACAATCAGTCTTGCCGTCTGCAATTCGTGTGCCTCGGCCCATGCCCTGCACATACAGCACCGGTGACCTGGTAGGCCGGCACCAGATGATGCAATCAACATCCGGCACATCAAAACCAACAGACAGCGCCAGCACGGTAACCAAACAATGGATCTGGCCGGCTTTAAATTGGCGTATCAAATCTGCACGCTCCGGCGCCGGTGTCTCACCGCACACCACAGCGCTACCAATACCAAGCTCACATAACTTGTCTGCAAGGCTTTCAGCGTTGGCAACACTTGGTGTGAAGGCAATCCATTTGGTGCGTTGTGAGGCCATATAGACGGCTTCCCTAGCCACTTGCAACAAGTACGTGTCCACCACAGCAGACAGCTCACCGACTTTGTAGTCGCCATTAGATATGCCAACTTGGCTGGCATCAATGCGGGTGGTCATCTTGACCGCCGGCGGGACCAGTGGCGCCAAAAATTCTTGGTCCAGCAGTTCACGCATGGTGACGTTAGACGCAATGCCGCTAAACAGCGGTTCATCGCCATCGGTCAGCCATACTTGGTTGCCCCTAAACGGTGTGGCCGTCATGCCCACGGTCCTGAATTGGCAGATCTCGCCCAGCTTGGCCAAAAACGTGCGGTACATGCCGGCGTCAGATGCTTTGGGGCTCACCAGGTGAGCTTCGTCAATGATCACCACCTTGATGTCACCTAGCAGATGGGCGCTTTTGTGGATGCTGCCAATGGTGGCCACAATCACATCGGCATGATGCTGCTTTTTGCCCAGACTAGCGCTGACATAGCCAACGTGTATGTTGTCCGGCAGCAATGCTTGCAATTTGCCAGCGTTCTGCTCGGCCAACTCCTTGCTAGGCACCAGCACTACGGTGCGTGGCCGGTACTCTGGCCACTGCTCCCACATCTGGCGCACGATCTCGGCGCAGATCACCGACTTGCCGGAACCGGTGGGTAACACCAGCAACGGAATATCGGCGTTGTCTTGGTGCTTGGTCCACCAAGCAAACAGATCGGCAACCGAGCGTGATTGGTAGTCACGAAGGATCACGGTTGCGCTCCTTGATCATGGCGTCAGCATATTGATACGCTTTGCCGGATACAAACTCCAATGTTGTTGTAAATCTTGCGTCTGACCGGTTAATGATTGCTTGCATGGCATAAGCTGCAAAATAATCACGCAAAGTAATGTCTTGGATAGGTGGCGTTATCATACAAACCTTCCGTTGTGTTCTGAGCGCAGCTG